CTTACGTCATCTTCACCAACAAACCGAATAATTACGTTTTCCTGTGTCATAGGTGCGCCTTCTTGTTTAACCGTCGCTCAATGCTGATCATCATCAAATGACGCGAAATGGTTTCATAGTCTGGCAGCTGATCGGGTGTACAGTGGTACAAATCCCTGCAGGCGAGCATTTCCAAATACTCTAATGGCATTGGTTGTGCTGTCCACAGATGCGCAATCAGCTGCCTTTCAAGTTTGGGTCTTGGTACTGCAATCGTTGCAAAATCTTATCTACAATCGCGCTGAAATGCTCAAACGGTAATTCACTGGCTGGGCTACCGTCTTCTGTGGTTACGCATTTCTCGATAATTGGTAACATCTCGCTAATGTCGCCTGTGCGAGCCGAGCGCTGCAGGTTTGCAACGTCTTTGATCGATAACTTGGTACGGTTAATGGTGTACATAATTCCTCTGTTTCAAGGGCAGTGCCTGTGCGCATTGCCTGTTAGACGGTACGGGTTACGGTTGTGCATTTCAGGGTAAACGAGCAAATGATAATATCGCTGTTGCTCGCATCACCTGCAGGCAGTTGCATTTTGTAAATGCGTGCCGCGTTTGTGCTGAACGTATCAGCACCCGCCCCGCTGCCGCTCGGCTGCCATTTCAGGCTAACCAATGATTTGTTTGTAAATGCATCGTACAGCATATGATAGCCTTCAGACGCTGATTCGGTATAAATGATATTTACTACCAAATCAAACGGCTTCTGCTTACCAAATACCACAATGCCAGTATCCGAATCAGGCGTATAGGCTTCGCCCGTAAACCGCTCAAGCTCTGGCATTTCGATTGATTGCGAACTACCTGCAATGTCCGTATATGCACCCGTGCCGCCGGTTTGCATCGTCAGTGTAAATGCACTGCCGTTCATTGCTCCCGTTGTTTGTGCCATGGTTGTACCTCTCTATTGCACAATGTCCGTAAATGTCAGTGTGCTGATAACCGCGTGGTATGTTCGCTCGCTGCTGGCAGGAAATTGCAATACCTGGGTACGCTGTTGTACCAGATCGAGCGCGTATACCGTATTGCCCAGCTGCCGCGTGCATTCAATATAGCTATTCATATACTCGAGGTATACGGTAGCTATATCGGATAACCCGAGCCCGTCGCCGACAAATCGTAGCAAACAAATATCTTCTATTGTCCATTCAGTTACCATCACGCGCCCCGCTCCTGGCGTTACGCGCTTGGTACGCTGGCTGGTTGCGTTTAATGGGCTGATTACTCGGCAGGGCAGATCGGCATTTTCTACTGTGTTGAGTAGGTTTGTACCTGATCGTACCGTTACCGTTGCCCCGTACGCTTGCACTGGCATTGCTGCTATAGCGCTTACAATACTCGTTACGTGTGTTGCCATTATGATAGCCGCCTGTAGGGCTCGAGCATCCGTGTTACGTCTGTTGGGATTGCAGGCGCTGCAATGCTTACACCGTCCGCGCTCATGATGCTGCGATCGGTTTCAGCGGTGTTGTCTTTGGCTCGATACATGTACCCCGCCAGCCGTCGCGTTGCCGCTCGGATTGGTGTAGGGCATGTGATGCTGTAAGCAAATCGCCCTGTAACAGATATTGCCGTATCTGGTGTACCTACGTATGTCCAGACGTATGCCGTATTCATCTTGATTTTGATTGCGTAGCTCGGTACGAAATTGGTAGGCAGCAATACGTACGCTTCAGCTGGTATTGTCTGCCCGTTGCCATTTACTACCGTGGTAATCTGGCACAAATCAAAATCAAGTAACAGGGTATTTTGAAACGCATCAACGCGCCCGCCGTACCGAATATCGAGCGCATTGTAGTACCTGGTTGTATCTGCCGCAGCCTCAAACGTTCGATTGGTGAAATTGTCTACTGCTGCCTGGGCTTCAGCGACAATGTCAGACAATAACGAATCATCTGTACCCGATTGTATGCCCAGGTATGATTTTAATTGAGCTACGGTCAAATACGCCATTTATGCGCCTCGCTTCGGCTTGGGTTTTGCTGTTGGTGCTGCCGTTGTCGCTGCTGGCGCTTCTGGCTCTACTGCCTCGGCACGCCCTGTATTAATCAGATGCTGTGCCTCGCTCGCTGGCAGCTCGATTACCGAGCCGCCAGCGTAGCTACGCATTGAGCCATTAACCATGCAGCTCAAGGCATTTCGTAGCCTGATCTGCATTGTTTAGCCCTTACGGATTCACGCCGTATACAAATGCCTCTGCCTGGGTAACGTCGCCGCCCCAACGTGCCGTAACGAAAATTGCCGTCTGGTAATTTGGCTGGTATACGTACGGATTGCGGCTAACCTCGAGCCCGAGGTTTTCAACAAACGCGTAATAGCTCCAGTTACCGAAAATAACCGATTTGTTACCCGTGCCGAGCACTGCAATTTTATCTGTAACCGCAATCGGCTTGCCGTACAGGTTATCAATTGAGCCCATAGGCGTTGGTTGGAAGCTGTAGAAATTGCCTTGCAGCGCGCGAATTGCGCCCAGGGTGCTGTTTTGCATAACCCAGCCAGTTGCGTTGCCGTCGTCAACGTACCATGCTGGCAGCTTGTATACGATGTTGTGCACGTCGGTCTGATCGATACCGCTGACGCTTGCCAGGGTTTCGCTTACGGTAGCACGTGTAAGCACGCCGTATGGCTGGCTCGAGCCCGTGCCGTTGATCATGTAATCATTAAGGTGCCGAGCGTACGCGCGCCCGATTTCAAACGTTGGCTCATCGAAATTGGCAGCGCCTGACTCTGCAACAAATGCAAAATTCGCCTTTGCATTCTGATCTGCAATGTCGAAAATCTGACGATCAGTGGTATAGCGCTGAATGCCCAGTTTTGCACCAATCCAGCTCTGATCGCGCTTGTCAATAACCTGATTGTAGAAATCACGTGGTACCAGGAAGCCGCCATTAGCGCCCGTGCCTTCAACCAGGGTTGCCTTAGCTGCTACCTCGTCGCCCGTCTTGAGGTAATGCACAATTGATTCGGATTGTTCGTTGCTAAACCCGCGGCTGGTCAGCTTCTTGGTTGCTGGTGCCTGGCGCGTGCTGTCCACAACCCCGCCTGCTACTGGCTCGCCTGCAGTGTCTGCGAGAATCTCGAGCACTGCCGCTTTCATTTCTTCTTTGTTCATGGTGTTTGTACCCTTTGGTGTTGGTTGTTCCGAATATGCATAAGCGTACGTACGTACAGCGGCTGTTATGCCCTTTGCTGTCGCTTCTACGTCGCTGGTTGCCGTGGTACGTGGCTCGGCTGGTGTTGGGGTTAGGCTGATTTCGCCTACTACCCAGCGCTTCAGCTCTCCAGATTCTCGCACTACTAAATGAGATAACGCGCCTGTTGACAGCCCGAGCGCCCCGCGCTTTACGAGCTGCATAACCTGTTTGGCGTATTTGTCGCGCCTGTCAAGCTCGATTTCAACGTCGATACCGTCGTCATCAGGCGCCCAGGCTTTTACTACCCCAATCTGCCTACGCAAATCCCCGAGGCTGTGATCATAGTACACAGGCATACCGATAAACGAGCGGGTTTCGCCGAGATCGGTTGCAGGTGTAAACGTATCGCCTTGCAGGTCGCGCCCGCCCCAAACAATGCCCTTGCCCTTGAGCGTATACTCTCCAATTGCTTTTACGCTCATTGGTTACCCCGCAATACGTACAACAGCTGGCTTGCGAGCTCTTTTACGTGCTTAGGTTGTTCCATCGGTATTGCTGCCGTTTCTGCCATTGCCTCGAGCATTTCGCCTGGCTCTTCCATTTCTTCCGGCTCTTCAGCTTCTGGCATTTCGGCAGTTGGTGTTTGGATTGCGCGCAACATCCAGCGCAGTTTTTGATGATAGCCTAGCCGATCCTGTAGAAAATTCTGTACTGCAAATTCACCTGCAATGCCAGCAAAATAAATGCCGCCCTGCAAGAGATCGAGCATACGCATATTTTCTAGGGTAATGCTAGCGAGCATCTCGGGTAAGCTGGCTTCTTCTGTCATCGTGTCTACTGGTTGCGTTGCAATCAGTTGGTAGATAGTGGCAGGCGTTTTGAAACCCAGCGCGCGAATGTATTCGGCTGTAGGATCGATGCCCGCCTCGAGCGCCTCGTATAGCTCCCCGAAAAATGCGTGGTACTGAGGGAAATTTTCGCCCTCTAAATTCCAATGTGCTGCCGATGCCTTGTACCATAGGCATACATTCGCCCCGAGAATTTCGCGCAATTGCCCTGGCAGGTCTGCAGCCTTGACGCTTCGCACCGCGTCGGTTTCTGCCTGTCGGCTGTTAACCTCTTCGATATCCTGCATATCGTCGCCCAGGTCTGCAAAAACGCCTTTCATCATATCGGCATGTGCTGCCGTTGCGCTTGCATGCTCGAGCACTGCCTTGCGCGCTGCCTTGATTAATGCGACGTCTGCCGCGCTGTGTCTACTGCCTGCCATGTTGTCACCTCATCCCTAATTAGTGTGATAATACCAAACCCATTATTTGAATGCGTTTTTCACTGCATCTGCAATGACGCGCTGTATAATCCCCGATGATTGCATATCGGCTGCAATGTCGCTGCCTCGCTTCCATCGCCCGCGGTGTATCTGGCTCTGTTGATCGCCTACAACATACTGCGAGTAGGTCGCGGTGCTGATAATCGAAACGTCACCTATTTGCTCTTTCATAATCACGTAAGAATTATTCAGGCGTTGCGTTGATTGCCAGGGTAACCCGTTACCGCGCCCGCGTAGGTATTTTTTCATCTTACCCATAGCGAACATACGCTTCACAAATCGCTCTTGCTTAGCGCTTACCCATTGCATTGAGCCAGCCGCTGGCTCGGGTGGTTTCTCTTTGTTCAGCTTGGTTTTGGCAATGTCTGCAATAACCGCAATCGCTGCCGCCTGGGCTGCCCGCGCCTTTTCGGTTAAATGCAGGGCTGCATTCTCTACGATGATTTTAGTCATACGTCTAACGTGCCTTCTGGGTATACGTCTGGCTCGTATTCCAATATTTGTATGTTTAACGCTTCTTGCGCGTCTATTAAATGCAAATATGGATTATCACCAATGCCAGCCATTACAGATATGTATAATTCTATTTCTGCCAGCAATTGAGAATCACCAATGAGCATTTGTTTTTGCTCATCCCAAAAAACAGTATTAGTGCCTCGTTGTGCTTTAAATATCATTTGCCGCCATCCTTTACTATTTGAGCAAATAGCTCTATTAACCCTGTATCTTTGTCTGTTGGTTTCAATGAAATATGATCTATAGCTGTAGTAAGCACTTCACAATATTTGCCGCTCTGTTTTATGATTCTTTGATCGGCATATATGCGAAATGTGTATGCACTGTCTGTAGCATCTAAATATGTGTTACCTGTTGCCCCGATGTTTTGTGATCGTAAACTTACTGGTTTATCGCCAGCTGTGCGCATGTCACCAAAATCATCTGTAGCGCGAATGCCATAACGCATACTATCCTGCAATGCATGCATAGATTCATGCACAATTGTTGATGCATCAGCGTTTTTATGTCCGCTCATTATTCCGCTACCCATTGAGCCAGATGTGGTATCAGCACCTGTACGAGCTTTGTACGTTATATCAATTGGCTTGCCTGTATCAGGCGCAATGCCTACTGATAACTGAATTAAATCGGTTATTCGCGCCTGATCAGCTTTGCTCAATTTTGCACCTGCAAATGATACATTTGCAGTTGCAGGTGTTGGGTGTTGCAAATCCTTTAGAACGGTACGGTATACCGCTTCTTCTCGAGCTTCTAACGTTGTTTGTAATGTTTGCTGCCTTGCGAATTCTGCCCAGTATGCTTTACGTGCCGCTTCGTATTCAGGCGAATTAAAACCAAATGTTTTACCTGCTTGTGTTTGTGCTTGCTCTAATTGTGTTTGTGTACCGCCAACACGTCGCCAGTTTTTGGCGTCTCGAGCATCTTGCGCCAAATCGGCAGGTACCGCGTCTTTAATATGCTGTGCAATCTCGGCAGCGCTTCGCTGCAGTAGTGGCACCTCAACAGGCGCTGCAATGCCTAGCGCGTCGTCTGTGGTCAATTCCTCTACAGGCGTTTCGGCTGGCTGTGTGATGCTGTCAACATACTCGAGCCCCGTATCACAACGGCAGTTAACGTGTGCTGGCGCGCCCTGGCTAATATCCTGATCACCTGTGTACACTGATGCCCAGAGATCATCGGTTAAGCCGTCAAGGGCTATGCACATATCACAAACTTTGCGATCCTTTTCGGTGTTCCAAATACGCACTACCGAAATGCCGTTCGCGCGTGCCAGGTCTCGCACCTGCATTGTTTGCTGTGATGCCGCGCGGGTTGGCTCGGTAAACGCAATTCGGCTGGCTCGTAACTGTCCAAACATCGATAGCTGCTGCATGATGTCGGTAGCCGTCGTGCCAGGCGTTACCATGGTGTTTGCTATTACTTTGTCAACGTAGGTTTTTTCGGTTGCGCTCAAATCGATGAGAAATGGATTCCAGTATTTATCGAGGTACGTAGCCCCGTGTGCTTTAATCCCTTGCTCTACCAGGGCTGCCGATTGCTCATCAGCCATGCCCCGTATAGGCTGTACGCGCTCGGCTCCCGCGTCTAGTACGGTATCAGCTACCGATTTGTCTAGTATGTTGCGTAGATCGGTATCGATGCCGCTGTAATCGCCTGCCGCAATCTTCTGGCTAACGTCTATGTTGCGTTTCTCGAGCTTCTTTACGATGCTCTTGTATACCTTTTGCTCACCTGGCGACATATCCGCGTAGGTAAGCTTCAGCGAATCAAACAGGGCTACGATTTCATATTTTTTTTTTACGTCGCTTAATTCGGTATCGATATAATCCAGCATGTATTGTGGCAGCACGTCGCTGCTGAATTTTACCGCGGCTGGCTTGCCTGGCTTGTATCGTGCCAGTGCTTTTGTCTGGTACCGCTCGAGCTCTTGAGCGCGCTTCTGCGCTGTGTCTGCTAGTGCGGTGCGTTCATCTGGCATTGCAGGCTGTGCGTTCGTTACAGGCGTGCCAGTGTCAACGTTTACGCCGCCGTCGGTATCCTGTTGGATAACAGCAGGCAGCCCTAACGCTTCCTCTATGTTATCGTAGCCCAGCTGTTTCATTGCGGCAGCCAGTGGTAACCCAGCTTGTACCAGCAATACCAGGCTATTTGCCCGCGCTGCCTCGTCTACTTG